GGACCTGTGCAGCCATCCGGCGCTGTTGTCTGAGCAGATGACGAATGCATTCTCGCTTTTAAAAACGGCAGCGAATCCTTCTGACGTTTTCGCTTCCGCAAAGAAGATGTTTGGATTTGGAGACTCTGACGCGTCCGTTCCCGCGACTACGGTGAGCCGATCCGTTCAGTCTCAGAATCAAATGCAAATGAATTCGCTGACCCAGGTGATCGCGGTATCGAGTGCTTCGACGGCCGCTGCAGACGTGACCTATGCGTCCACAAATGACGCGATCGCCGCTCGCGACGAGCTGACTTCCCAGATCGATAAGCTCATGGAGTCTGGCGTTTCGGATGACGTCTACTCCGCGCTCCAGGTTCTTCGGACTACGATCACGAAGGCCGTCCCTCAACCGGGACAGGATCTCGCCACGGTGACGACCGTAACTCCGGACGTTACCATTCCTTCGATCGTGCTCGCCTATAAGCTCTACGGTTCGCAGGATCTCGAGCAGGACATAATCGACAGAAATAAAATTCAGCATCCTGGATTCATCCAAGGCGGAGTCGATTTGGAGGTTTTGGATAGTGGCTGAAGACGTGACCCTTCTCATCAACGGGAAGCAGCACTTCGGATGGGAGGACGTATCGATCAAGCGATCGATGAAGTCTCTATCCGGAGGATTTACGCTTTCTGTTACGTCGAAGTGGGCACAGGAGCAGAAACCTTTCCTGATCAATCCAGGAGACGAGTGCAAGCTCCTACTCGGTTCGGACCAGGTGATCATGGGATACGTCGACGAGACGAATCCAAAGTACGATTCGAACTCGCGATCTTTCGGTGTTTCCGGACGCGACAAGGTCGGCGACATGGTCGACTGCTCTCCGGATATTTCCACCGTATCGAATCTCACTATCGGCGAGATGGCGGTAAAGTTAGCGAAGCCTTTCGGGATCGGAGTGACCGACACGCTGAAAAATACCGCGCGTAAAACGCTCGCGATCAACCCAGGGGAGTCGTGCTTCGAGGCCTTGGACAAGATGGCGAAGCTCCGTGGATGCCTCCTGACGAACGACGGCAACGGGAACATCGTCATCACTCAGGCCGGGAAAATAAAGAGCTTCACGGAGCTCGTAGAGGGCGTGAACATACTCGAAGCCGATGCGCGTTACGACGCCAAGCAAAGGTTTTCTAAGATTAAGGTGCTGGCTCAGACCGGGGGACTTGATGGCGCTGGCGCGGATCCACTTGCCGACTTCGTACCTAAGGCGATCGCATTAGATCCGGGAGTCACTAGATACCGTCCGCTCGTTTTGAACGCCGACGGAGCGGCCGACCTGAAGGCGTGCCAGGCGCGCGCGAAGTGGGAGGTCGCCGTTCGGTTCGGAAGGTCTACCGTCGTAAACGTGGTCACGAATGGATGGCGGCAGGGAAACGGGAAGCTCTGGACGATAAACGAACTCGTGCGGCTACGCTCTCCGTACCTGGGACTCGACATCGATTTACTTCTAGCGGAAACCACCTTCACGAAGAGCAATTCAACCGGAACTCGGACGCAGATGCAGCTCGTTCCGGCGACGGCATTCTCTCCAAATCCTACCGATAAAGATCCGTGGCGGAATCTTGTGCTACAGGAATCGAAACGATGAACGTCATCGAGATTTTCGACAAACTGATTCAGCCTGTGAAGCGGAAGATTTCCGCGATGGTCCTTCGTGGGGTCGTACATGGAATGAAGGAAGGCAAGCTTCAATTCGTTCAGATGAGCGGACTCGCCGACGAAACGCTGGATAATCTCGAGTACATCGAGCCGTACGGATTCACGTCGAAGCCAGGACCAGGCGCGGAGGCCGTCGCGCTATTCATCGGTGGGAACCGCGACCATGGGATCGTTCTTTCGGTGGGCGATCGCCGGTATCGTCTAGCGGGACTCGCGGCCGACGACGTCGCCCTTTATCACAAAGACGGGACGAAGATCGTACTCAAGGGCGGAGGAAAAATTCAGATTTTCAACCCCGCCGGAAACGAGTTATTTGCGACGCTCTCGACTTTCCTGGGCGACCTGATCGCGTCCAATACGATGGATCCACTTTCTGGTCCGCAGCCTTTCATGCCGGCCGACATAACAAAATTTCAGGCGTCGAAAACTAAAATCGACTCCTTCAAGGTGTAAATTATGGCGATGAATAAAACGGTTTTAGCAACGGCAATCAAGACGGCTCTGCAGGGGAAGAACTCCGGAATAACAGGGGACTCTGAAACAGAGGTGATCGCTTATTGGGAAGTGATCGCGGACGAAATCATAAAACACATCATCGCGAACGCGGTGATCAGCACTACCGTTGCGGTCGCATCCGTTACAGGGGTCACGGGCGGCGGCGGAACGTCCGGGCCTGGAACCGGAACCGGAACCGGGACGGTGACGGCATGAGCGGCGATATCGCACTCCAGATCCGAACAGACGACGCGATCGACATGCTGATCGTCGATAACGATCTCGACACTGACGAGGGCCTTCAGACGGCCATCCTGGTCAGTCTTTTTTCCGACAAGCGAATCGACCAGGACGAGGTCGAAGAAGGAATCAGCGATCGCCGTGGATGGTGGGGAGACGAATTCCCAGACGTCGAGGGTGACGAAATAGGATCCAAGTTATGGCTCCTGGATCGATCGAAGATCATTCAGGAAACCCTGAATAGAGCCCAGGAGTATGCTGCGGACGCTCTGCAGTGGATGCTCACCGACGGGGTCGCGTCCAAGATCGTTCCTTCGGCCGTATTTGTCGGGACGTCCATGGTGCTGACTATCCTGATTTACCAGCCCGGCAAGAAGGAGCCTTACAAGTTTACGAAGAAATGGAATACTGAAGCCGACAGGGAAAGGTAGCCGATGGCATTCAACAGACCGACGCTCGCAGAGCTGATCGACCGGACTAAAACTGATTTTGAAGACCGCCTAACCGGCGGCGGATCTCTTCTCCGGAGGGCCGTCGTTAAGGTACTCGCGCGAGTTTACGCGGGGGCTTTCCACCTGATCTATGGATTCCTGGCCTGGATTTTCAAGCAGGTTTTCCCGGATACTGCGGAGTCATTCTACCTCCGGAAGTGGTCGAATATATGGAAGATCACTCCGACGCCGGCGGACTACGCGGCCGGGCCGATCGTCATCGTGGGAACGATCGACCTGACGCCCATCCCGATCAATACGGTGCTTCAAAGGTCTGACGGGAAGCAGTATAAAACCCAGTCGGCGGCGGCGCTCGCATCTTTGACGGCTACCGTGAGCGTAATCGCTCTCGACGCCGGCGTGGACGGGAACCTAGATGCCGGGACGAAGCTGACCCTTTTGGAGCCGATCGCTGGCGTTACCAGCGAGGCTACAGTCGACACGGCCGGTATTACGGATGGCGTGGATGAGGAAGGCGACCCGAGCCTCCTGGAGCGTCTCCTGGCTCGTATCCAGCAGCCTCCGTCCGGCGGTAACGATAACGACTACGAGCAATGGGCTCGGTCAATCTCTGGCGTGACGCGCGCATTCGCACTCCCGCTGTACTCCGGAGATGGAACCGTTGGCCTGACGTTCGTTTTAGACGATAACATGGGGTCGATCATTCCCGGAGCTCCGAAGGTCGCGGAGGTCCAAGCCTATATCGATTCGGTTCGGCCGGCGACCGCTGACGTTACGGTATTCGCTCCCGTCGGAGACGCTCTCAATTTCACGATCGCACTCAGCCCAGACACGTCGGCCATCCGAGCTTCGGTCACGGCCGAGCTCACCGATCTTCTTCGCCGAGAAACCGCGCCTGGTCAGGTCATGCTTCTCTCGCACCTTCGCCAAGCGATGCAGACTGGCGCCGGAGACGGAGACTCGATCATGAGCGTACCTTCGGCGGACGTTTCTCCTTCGGCCGGACATATTCCGGTAATGGGCACGGTGACCTTCATATGATGAGCCGCGAGCAATACGTCCGATTCGTGAAGACGCTTTTCCCACCGGGGAAGGCGTGGTCACGGTCATCGGACGGAGTGCTCCACAAGATATGCGACGCGATGGCCGGCGAGCTAGTCCGGATGGATACGCGCGCGAGCGTCGATTTCATCCGCGAACTATTTCCGGACACCGCGAGCGAATCTCTTCCGGACTGGGAAAGAATCACGGGCCTTCCGGATACATGCACCGGAATCCTTTCGGACACCGTTGAGGGCCGTCGCGCCGACATCGTTCGGAAACTATCCGACGTAGGAGGTCAGTCGCTTCCGTTCTTCATCGCGCTCGCGGCCGTCTTCGGATACACGGTAACGATTCAGGATAAGCTCCCGTTTCGCGCGGGAAGAAACCGCGCCGGAGATCGTTGCTACAATCAACTATGGACGTTTCATTGGATCGTAAACTCATCGACTTTTAACACGACAGTTTTTAGAGCCGGTTCGGGACTCGCCGGCGATCGTCTTCGGACATTCCGGAACGATACGATCGAGTGCGTCTTTAACCAGAAAAAACCTTCCCATACGAAGGTACATTTCACTTACGGGAGCTAGGGAATGAAAAGAACAGATGCGAGTGGTAACGTAGCAAATAAATTCTATAACGGAGATCCGGTCGTCGGCACTCCGGCGACGGTCGTCGACGATACCTGGCTGAACGCGGTCCAAGAAGAAATCGCGAAGGTTATTGAAGGCGCCGGACTCACGCTCGACGGCCTTTCTACTGGGGCGCAGCTCATTCTAGCGATCCAGGCGATCTCAAATAACGGCGGAGGCATCGCGGCTTCAAAATTTCCGATCGCAAATAACCAAGTCGCCGCTGCAGACATCACTGGTCTGGTCTTCGATAAGACGGTCCATTACGGTGCGCTGATTCCGTACCAGATTAATCGAATGACCGATACCGCGCTCTCGGAGCGTGTATATAGTGGAGAGATCTATTGCCAGTACAGCGCGCAGGATAACGCTTGGAAGGTGACCGATACGGCGTTCGGAGAGGACGCTGACTCCGCTGGCGTCGTGTTTTCGATCACGGCAGCAGGCCAGCTTCAATACACGTCGGACAGTATCGCCGGCACTACCTACGTCGGAAATATTCGGTACGCCGGCATCAAGCGATTCGCAATTTAACTAAGGAGCGACACATGAAAAACCTGATCACTATATTCTCTCTTCTCGTTTTCGCCACTTCGGCGATGGGTGCCTACATCAAAGACGACACTTTAAAAATCGGAAAGCCCGGATCCAGCGCGAGTAAAGTGCTGAAGCTCGGAAACTCCGGAGCCATCAAATATAACTCGAGCACGTCGAAGCTCCAGTTTTCCCACGATGGAACGATCTTTAAAAACGTCGGATCCGGAGGCGGAGGAAGCGGAGGCGGAATCAACCTGTTGACCGACAACCCGGACGCCGAAGCCGGATCCGGAAACTGGACCGCGTCAGGCGGAACCTATACGACGACGTCGACTGCGGCGAACGTATATGACGGATTGAACTCTTTCTCGTTCACTCCAGCTGGTGCAAATCAAACGGTCACCTCCGACGCCTACGCTTCGACCGCTGCGATGCAGGGAAATAACGGATGCTCGGCCGTTTTCTATTACCAAACGTCGGAGGCTACTAACCTCTACATCGCGACGGTGCAGACCGGATCGACCGTGCTGGGAACGCTAACGCTTCCGACGGCTACGATTTACACTCCGGCATCCATTCCGTTCCCATGTCAAAACGTAGGGACCACGGTGAAGATCGTCATCGCTGCGGCGGCGGTACTGCCTACGCAGCCGATCTACTGGGATGACGCTTTCCTTGGGATCGGTTTCAATACGTCGCAGGTTAGTCAGGCGCGATGGATCGGGAGCGTATCATATGCCCCGACGGCATCTTGCGTTTGGACTGGAAGCAGCACGACTACGCCGGCAAATTTTGCGGCGCAAAGTTCTTGCCCGACCCCAACTGCGTCAGGTGCCATCTCTGTACCCGCAACTAAAATTCCAGGATTTACCCTTCCATCTGGAGGTCCTGGGATTTATCGAATTGTTGCAAAGAGTTCTTTCCGTGTAACGGGAAATGAAAACTGCGGATTCAGATTTTCAGACGGAACCAATAGCACGGTTATCGCTCAGGTTTCCGGTCAGGTCTCGGCTCAAACTGTATCGTCTCCAATGATTGAGGGTGAGTTCAATTACTCTACAGCGCCTGCTGGAAATACGACGATTCAAATTCAATCTTCTTGCGGTACCACCGGAACTGATGCCCAAATTTTAGATTCACAGACAAATCAATCTGGATTCGAAGTTTCGGTTTACTACTTCCCATCCGGCCAAGAAACCGCCGTCCGCGCGGATGCGTCTTCGCTTTCATGGAGTGGAGCATCGACTCTTTCTGCGACCACTACCTCGGCGAGTTACGGTGTGATTAGCACGTCTCTGACGGGTGCGGTCACGACTACCGCTTCTAAAAACCTGACGTGTACGGCCGCTTCCGGTTCTCTCGGAGTGACCTGCGCACTTCCTCGCCTGGGAAGTTATCAGGTGTGCTTCTCCGGCTCGTTTGGGAATTCGGCAGCAGGACCTATTAACGGCGTAAAGCTGGTAGACGGCTCCGGGAATGCGATTACAGGAGAGCAGCTATTCTATCAACCTCCTAGTACCGCTGGGTATTACTCTCCAATGGGGGCTTGCGGAAATTATACGGCCACCGCGCTCTCAACCACTTTTCAGCTCTATGGAAAAGTGAGCGGATCTACTGGATCTTTCCTTCCGACTTCGTTCTCCGTCGTCGCAATCGACGGCGGCTCCGCGAACATGCAGGTTTTCAAGGGCCTGGTCACGTCCGCTGGAAGTGGTCAGGTTAGGACCGGATCTGGACGGTTCACATGCAGTAATTCGGCCGCTGCTATCATCGCGCAAGACGGCGGATTTACGAGTATTGCAAATGGTGGATCTACAGGACTTTGTACTCTGAACATCACTGCCGCAGGATGCTCGTCGACTCCTTATGAGATCAGCTGTAGCGCCGGAGCTTCGGCATCTAATGGGAGAGTTTGCACTTACGACACATCGGCGATCTCGGCGACATCGATTGCTGTGCAAAGAAGCAGCCTTGGAACCGGGGAGAACGGCGAAATATCCGTTGGTTTCCGCTGTGCTAAATAACCGATGACTGTCTTCGAGTGGCTCAGTGTAATCGGGATTTCGCTCGCCGGCCTTTGGGCTGTCGGCACTTCTCTGATTTCACTGGCCGCGAAGCATAAGGAGCGGGCGGAATCGGCCGAGCGGAAATCGCTCACTGACTCGGTCGAAACCGTCCGCGACCTTGCTCGTGAGGTCCGCTCGGAAACGATGAACTCGCTCAAGACACTCATGACCAGGGTCGAAAATATCGCGACGGATCTCTTCTCGAAATTCTACTCGGCCGATAAAACACTGGCGAAGCACGAGGCGGAGCTCGAGCGGATCATGGAAAAGGCCGCGGACCAGCAGCGGGAATTCTCGAAGGAATTCGATCGACTATGGAAGGCGGTCGACGACGGGAGATCCCAGGTAAAGGAGCTCGCGGAGGGGTATCGGAGAATCACCGATCACCGAAAAAAGACCGACTAAAGGCTAGGCAAATTTTCACCGATAGGATTCACGGAGGAATCCCCAATGAAAGACGTACTGACTAAGCTGCTCTCGAATCCGGCCGGCATCATCGCGACCTGTGTCTCTGTTTTCATGTTCATTTCCGTATTGCTTACCGCGCTCGAGCAATTCCTGCTCTCCGCCGCTAACGTGCTCGACTCGTTCGACACGAAGACGGCGACCACGATCGACGATAACGCGTCCGCAGGACTGAAGAAGTGCGCGGCCGTCCTGGCCGACATTCTCGGATACACGTCCAAGATCGTGAACTGGATCAACGGATTTAAAACCGTGGATCCGACTCCAGCTCCCGCCACCGTCCCTTCGCCGTCGCCTACCACTGCCTCCAGCGACGAGTCGCAGAAACCTGCGGCCTAGACCACCGTGGGAATCGTCGACTTACTAAAAGCGATAGGCATCCTGGGCGAGCTCGTAAAAGCGTTCGCCCAGGTAGTCGCTTTTTTTAAAATGAAATACGGATCCCAGTGGGCCACGAAGATGATCGAAATGGCGAACCTCGTTAACGACGGATTCGCGACACTACAGAAGCCGGAAGCGACCTCAGAGGATATCGACGATGCGACTGAAAAACTGGCTTCCTCTTTTAATTTTATGCGCAAGTAGCTGCTCCAGTGAGCAAATGATCGGAGAGTACGCTTGCGAAAGTAGAAATAAAATCGACGTAGTAGCGGCGGAAGACCGCGGCTATCAGCGCGGATACGACCTGTGCTCAATCGAACGCGACGTGAAAGAAAGTTTCGGACTAAGCAATCCGAAATCTGAAGAAGGACAGGATTTAAAATGCAAAAGACGGCACTGATTTTTTTACTTATTTTATCCGCGTGCTCCACGACGCCGGCGACGTTACCTATGATGACCGCGTGCTCGAGTGACCCGACGCCAACGGACCCGAAGAGGATCGCCGGCATGGCGTGCTCCACCGAAAAACCTGACGGCACCGCGACTTCGGCCGTTCGCAAGCCATACTCGGAAACGAAGGGATACATCTGCTTTCCACCCGACCAGGGGCAGGCTTTCTTCGACGCGTGCGGCGCGCGGATCCGGGCGGGACAATGACCCGCGCAGAGGCACTGGTCGCCGTAGCCAGGAAATATATCGGCGTTACTCAGGAATCGAATCCCGCGCAGGTAGACGCGTTTCGTAAAACGGTCGACGGCCGCGCGCAGGGCGAGAGCTGGTGCTGTGGATTCGTCTGGACGTGCGCGAACGAAGTGGGCGGCCACGATCTCTACAGGACCGAAATGGTCGCCGCGCTCTGGGATCACACTCCGCACGAGATGCGAATCAAGGCCCCAGAGGTGGGATGCCTGGCCGTTTACTACGATAAAGGAAATCCGATGTTCGGGCACGTCGAGATCGTGACCGAGATTTTAGACGAGACGAAGAATCTTTGCGTCGGCGGAAACACGTCGCCGGCGAAAATCATGGACCGCTCGGGCCGGGGAGTTTGGGAAAAGGAGAGGGCTCGATGTCCTTCTGTGGGAACGCTGGCCCTTCGGGGTTATCTCCGCGTGTGGAAGGATCCACAAGCCGAGGCGACGATGGGGCCAGCGTTCTAGTAAGTCGGGGAGTAGCTCAGGGGTAGAGCAATCGGTGACGCCTCTCAAGGCTCCCGACTGGTCGGAGGTTCGAATCCTTCCTCCCTGTTATTTTTTAAAGAATCCCTTTTTCGGCTTCTCTTCGCGCGTCTTCATGTCGGGACCGTCTCCCGGTTCGCCGCTCGAGCCTTCGCTCACGGGACCGGACTCTTCGCCTCCCTCGTTCGGCGCGCGCGTCTCCTCGATGCGCTTGACGTGCAGGTGGAAAAACTTTTTCTCTTCGTGCGAGAGCCCGTGGAATGCGTTCGCGACTTCTTCGGCGGATTGCTTTTTAGATTCGGTCATAGAGTGCCCTTTCTGTTTTGGCGTTTCAGTCGAAAGGGTAAACGGATGGCCGGCGGTAGTCTAGATCAAGGGCGTGATCCGTGAAGCGCGCGGTCGATGAGTACCTGGCTGATTCCGGCATCGGCCATCCGTGACTCGAGTATTTGCAGGATCTGGGCCTCGATGAAATGGGGCTTCGCGCCTCTGAATTTGACGTGCCGGAAAATGTGCATCGCGGCGTCGGCGATCGTTTCCGGATTTCCGACGGGGTCACGTTTCGCCGGCTCGTGGAGGTGCCATCCGGCTTGGGTCACACTCCCTCCTCGTCGCACGCCTTCTCGAGCGCGGCGACGACGATGGCATTTACGGACGTATCGCCTTTCTTGTCGGCGAGTTTTTCCACGCGAAGCCATAGGTCGTTCGGAGCCCGTACGCTCTTCTTTTCGATCTTGGGATCCGGTTTTAGGTAGGAGTCGATTGGTTTTTTCATAGGTGCCTTTTTCTTCATTTGCCGACGGTACGCCGCCGGAGAGTTATACGTCAAACCGTTCCGACTTCTTCGGCTCCGGCGTCTCTTCGTTTATGTGCTCGACGTCGACGACCGCGCCATTTTCTAGCTCGTGAAAATTCATGCGGATATACTGATGCGCGATCGTCATGGTGCGATCACGCCAGTGGTACTCGTCGGCTGACGCGTTAGACTCGCCACGGAGGCGCGTGATCATGATGTGCTCGGATTGCGCGATCCCGGTCGTACCGTATCCGCAACGGGCCATCAGGTAGCGGTCGCCTTCGTTATCGGTGACGAGGCAGACGGCCAGCACAGGGAGGAAGGTGCCCTTGTCCCTAACTTCAAAAGTTTTCGCGATCATATTTTTATCTCCGGGAGTTTTTTAATTGCGCTGATGAAAAGACGATCGACCGCGGCTGGGACTCCGGGTCCGTTTTGACAAATCTCGTGGGCGAGCGCGATGTCCTCGAGCGAGTCGTGCTCGACGGTCAGCGAAACCATCCCGGTCATAAGCTCCTCGCACTCGAACCGGCATCCGACAGCGGCCAGTGATTCGGCGTATTTTTCGATGTGCTCCTCGCGCGCGATCGTGACTTCTTCGCGGCGTCCGTTGGGTCGTAAAAACTGCGTAAACTTGATCATATTTTCTCCTTCGAATCAAAAGTGCGTTTAGCGTCTGGGTCAAGGTCGGGATACAGCGGGACTCCGTTTTTAACTTCGTGCCAGAGGTTTTTTACGGAGTCGACTTTGGCGCTGACGAGCTCCCACTCGTGGGCCATTCCGGCGATCGAGTGAAGGCTCGAGCACGCCTCCATCAGATTCGCGGTCGCGAATTCGACGTTACGAAGGGCGGCGGTGATACGACGAACGGCTTCTCTTTCGCTATTCGTTTTCATTGCTTCATCCCCGCGCCGGCGGCGACCTTGAGGATGTCGTCCACCGGATTGCAGAAAACCGCCGTCGTCCCGTCGATCTTAGCTTGCATCCCGCACGCGCCGGCCGGCTTCGCGAACGTCCCGCTCATCACCGAGTAGAACATCGTCGCACCTTCGGAAACGCAGACCTTTTTCATTCGGTCAAAGAGCAGCTTCTCGTGGGCGTCCGACTTCTTGCCGGCGACGCGACGACCGATTACCGGGGTTTTCGAGACGACGTCAAACATCACCTTGATATTCGTCTCGTTGTTTAGATCGGTCAGGGCACCGACGCACTCGCCGGCGTTCGCTCGGGAAAGAAACGCGAGGAAAAAAATCAGGGCGAACATAGTCAGGACGGCTTTCATACGATCTCCTTTACGTTACAGGCGCGGACTTCGATGCGGGACTCGTCAAACCCCTTTAGGTGATCCATTTCGACGGAGTAAAAAACGCCGTCCGAGTCACGCCAGCCTTTCTTCACGGTGCCGGCGTCGCCGAAAACCGTTACCCGCGTGCCCTTCGTAAGGAACGGCTTCGCGGCTTCTATCGTGAACTCGCTCACGCGCGCTCCTTCTCGGTGATCCGCTTCCAGAGATCCTGGGCTCCGGGGAAATCCATAACGTCGACGGTGAACTTCTGCGCCAGAAAGTCTCGGACGTGCTTCTCGACGGTCGCGCCGGCGTCGGCTCCACCGCCGAACTCAACGATCGTGCGAACTTCGGCCAGGCCGTTTCGGATCGCTTCGGTCAGGGTTTTCGGCGTGCGGTTCATGCGGCCTCCGGTGGGAGAATCTTCGCGGCGTAACGGGGGTAATCGTATCCCTCGGTATTGACTAGGAACTGGTCGCCTCCGCCGTTAGACACGACGATAAAATATTGCGGGACTTCGCGCTCGAACCCGGCAAAGAAACCGTTCGGAAGAAGGTCGCACTCCCAGAAAACCGGGAACGGGGTCGGTGACGCCGCGACCGCTTCGGCCGAAACGGTGCCGGTCACGTCGTCAAAGCTGCAGGGCTTGCGGGTCCATTTTGCGTTCGTCATAATTTTACTCTCGTCTTTGCGTTCTTGAACTTCGGCCATTGCGCGGAGGGTGTTTTGAAAATTCATATTAGTTCCGTTCCTTTTCGAGCTTCCCGATGTTGAACTTTTTAGGGCCGGCTTTTTGACCGGCTTCGTACGCTTCCTCGAGGGCCTTCTTGAGGTTCCAAACCGCTACCTCTTTAAAGTCGTGACCGTCGGAGTTACGCGTCTCGAGCGTCTTATACTGGGTGTTAGCGGCGGCGATTTTTTCTAGGGTTTGTTTCTTCGTCATGATTAGAGAATAGCTCTAGGCGTCACAAAGTGCCAGCTAAATGTGACTCCTAAAAATGCCCCCGAGATTGTTATACAATTCGGTGCTACCGTCCACGGTATGAACACCCTCCTATTCGTTTTGACGTTACCGTTTAAACCCGTCCTGGCTTGGTGCCTCAATCGATACCTTTGGCTCTATAACCGATTCCACTACGTCCGGATTCCGACCGGGACCGTCCCGCCGGACGAAGGGACTATGCTCCGCGACCGCGTAAAAATTCTCCTCGAGCTCGAGCGGTACGTTTTGAAACTGCCGCCGACTGGCTTCGTCCTAAACACCAATCCCGACCACCAGGCGCTTCGGCAAGGTTCGCTCGTTTGGGCGCTTCGTGCGACGCCGTATTTTATGCCGGCCGTCGGAGGGATGCTGAACTTCATTAGCGGCGATCTGAAATTCAAACGCGGACTCGACCGCCCGGCCGACGCGCCTCCGGAGATGAGCATCTCCCAAGCGTTCGCGGTCGCGTGCGCGCTCGAGCACGCCGGCACCGTTCCACCCGACTACGCATCGCGATTCGTCCTCGCCGTCGAAGCGTTCATGGAGATCGACTTCACCGCGTCCGATTCGTCGTCCCGCATGACCGTGAAATCGACCGCGTTCGATATCGTGGCGGTATGCTCCATGCTCTACTCGGCCGCGGCTCTTTGCCCTGGGACCGGGACCGCCCGGAAATTCCTACGGCGCGCGCGTCTGCTGATCGTGACCCATGGACTGATGGCCCTGGAGCCGCTCACATATCGCCCAGGCGATCGCCGTTACTTTATCGAGCACCAGGTAATGTTCGGCGCTTGGGCAGCCTATAAGACCGCGCCGACGTGGTTAGAGCGGCTTTTATTTCGGTGGATCATGTGGCGCACCTACGCGCTATCGGCCGTTTTTACGAATCCGTACTTCGCCGCGCTGGCCGACGAGTGCGGCGCGCTCTCCGAAACCGATCGGCGCGCGGTCATTCTAGCGCACGGCGCTGCGAACATTTACGAATCCTGCATCGAGACGGAGGTCGCCGAGTCGGCTTTCGTCCCAATGAACTGGGCCGAGCGCCGGTCAAGCGAATTCAATTTCGACGGGACTCCGAACGGCCGCTGTCGGGTCGCCACGAATCCCGTCGTTCATTCCTTCGTGCCCCTTTCCGGCCTAGTCCTCTCCATGTCTTTGATTTCGCTACGGCGCGAAAACGGATGGGGGATAGAATAAGAGCAGGAGCCACGCCACGGATCGGGCGACGTAAAGAGCCAGGGAAGGTTCGCTCCGTTTTTCCCCTTGCACGAAGACCGATCGCCCGGTACTAACCGAAATAACTGCGACGCTTCCTTTTTGACGGGTGTTTCTGATAACAGTTTTTAAAGTCTCTTTTTGCCTTCCACCCGTCGGCATAGAGATCCACGAACCCCCGATCGCGTCGCAGTGATCGGGGGTTTTTATTTGGGGGATACGCGATGGGGAAATTGGATCAAGTAACGACGGGCATCGTGAAGAGCCCGGACCTGATGCTCATCTACGGGCCGGAAGGCGTCGGGAAGTCGACCTTCGCCTCGAAGGCACCGAAGGCGATCTTTCTCGACATCGAAAAAGGTTCGGGAAAAATCGCGAACGTGAATCGGTACGACCAGGCGAAGACCTACCTGGAGGTGACCGAGTTCCTTCACGAGCTGATGACGGTGAAGCACGACTATAAAACGCTCGTCATCGATTCCACGTCGGAACTCGAGCGGATGATTTGGAAACACGGATGCCTCCAAAATAATTGGATCTCGGTGGAGGATCCCGGCTACGGAAAAGGCTACGTCATCATGCTCCAGTACTGGGAAAATATCCTAGCCGGACTGGTGAAGCTGCAATCGATGGGAATGAACATCATCCTGATCGGTCACGCCGACGTCAAAACATTCACCGACCCGACCAATAACGCTTCGTACGATCGTTACCAGCTGAAGGTCGACAAGAAGGCGAACGCGCTCCTTCGCGAGCGGCTCGACTTCATCGGCTTCGCTAACTTCGTGACCTACGTCAAAGGCAAGGAGTCGGCGATGAAGCAGAAGGCGTTCGCCGACGGCACGCGGAAACTATTTACCGAGCGCCGTCCGGCTTGGGATGCGAAAAACCGACTCGGCCTCCCGCTCGAGATCCCGTTCGAGTACGACGTTTACGCGGCGGCGGCGAATGCGGAACCGGCCGACAAGGCGAAAATTATCCGGTCGAGCATCGAGGAGCTTTTAAAAGAAACCCAAGACGAAGAACTGAAGAAAAAAGTTTTGGAAACCGTAGCGAAAGCTGCGGATAACACGTCCGACCTGTCACTCATCCTTGAGCGGCTTCGGACTAAATTCGAAGAGGAGAAGAACAATGGACTTCAACAGCTCACCTAATCAAGGTGCTCCGGCCGCTGGAGCGGCAGGCGCGAAGACTCCGGTCGACCATACGAAGTGGTCACCTGGAAAATACAAAGCGAAAGCGATCGACTGGGGAACGGCGAAAACCAAAGAGGGACTCCCACAGGCGAAGGTGCTCTTCACCTACATCCAGAAAAACCCGACGACCGGCGCGGAAGAAGCGAAGGATCTGATGTGGTTTGGATCGTTCAAGGGCGGAGCGCTCGAGCGAACGATGGAGACGCTATTCGGCCTGGGCCTTCGTGCGGACCCGTCCACTATGGACTCCGGACGCGACGGCAAGGCACTCGACGAGACGGTGGAAGTGGAGATCGTAGTCGAGCATCGGGTCGACCAGACCGGGCAAATGCGCGCCGGGATTTCATGGGTTAACTCCGGAAACCGTAAAATGGGATCGCTCGACGCGCAAGAGGCGCAGCAGGTTTTCGCCCAGGCAAATGCCGAGTACCGGATCTTCCTCGCGAAGCAGGGCGTATCTCCGAACGCGACCGCTCCGGCCGGTGCGACGGCCGCGGGTGCTCCGCGAAACGGTGCGGGTCCGGCTCCTACGATCGCGCAAGCTATCGCGGCTCCGGCCTCCACGATGACTGAAGAGGATCTTCCTTTCTGATGACCACGGTAACGATCAGTTTTCCATTTCCAGACCTCGGCCGATTTTGGGTAGCGGCCGGGGAATGGGTCCGAAAGGTACGATACAGCTTGGGGAAGCTTGCCGTATCGTACCTTTCAAATTTTTCTCAAACGAAGGATATAATTATGGTTTCAGAAATTGTGGCGGCTCTCCAAAAGTCGCTCGAGTTAGCGAAGGCCCTTCCGAAGTGCCGTGAGTCGGCGATCATGATCACGAAGGTCGAAGAAGCGATTCTCTGGTACGGGCAGTTTCAGATCAGCTACGTCGCACCGAAAGCACAATGAGTCAGGCGCTCCAGGATCGCGTAGCAGCAGCGCAGTCGGAGGCGAACCGGAAACGGATATCGGCTTCCTTCGCGTGGATCCTGGAGAACCTTGAAACGTCCGAACAGGAAAAAGTTTTGAAGGCCCTGAACTGGGCCATGGAAAATGTAGATATGCAGGTGCTCTCGGGCGAGCGCCGATTAGTCGCTGAGAAGATCGAGGAGGCCCGTTTCTGGTGGAAGCGTTACCTCGAAAAAAATCCAGCTTATGTTCCTCTCACCGGGGTCGCCGGCGGTGAGAAATCCCTTCCACAACCGTAGGGAAATTTACCTCGTTCCGGCGGCAATTTTAGAAAGGCTTTTATGATCTCGATCGAACAGCATGCGAAGCGAGCAGAATCCCTGCGAGAAAAGGTGAAGAAGAACACCTCCGAAATTGTGGCTACCCAAAAGGAGATGGCCTCCTGGCCGTTCTTTCGGAACATAGAAATCGGCGAACTGACCTGGGACCATAAGCGGAAGATCATCACGTTTTCGGGAGGCACGCCGATCCTAGATTGCGACTACGAGACGATGCTTCGCTTCAACAAGGAGATGTCGACGTTCCGGGAACAGGCGATGAAGACCCTCGAGAAAGAATTCGCGGATCCGATCCCAGAGCCGAATGACGACGAAGAGCTCGCTCACGTCGCCGCCGAACCAGCCGACGCCACGCCGCCGAAAGTGGAGCATCGCCATGGCAAAAAGTAGCGCGATGCCGGCGACGATCCGGAATACTGGCCCGACCCTGTTCGCGATCGCCGAAGACGCGATGGCGATCGAGCGTCTGATTTTCGAAGAATGCGGCGAGCTTTCCGAGACGCTAGAAAACTGGCTGGCCGAGGTGGAAACGGCGCTCACCAAGAAGGCGGACTCCTACGAGTACGCAATGAAGCACTTCGAGGCGACCGAAAAAATGCTGAAGGAGCGCGCGAAGGCAATCATGGCGACGGCGAAGACGCTCGAAAACGCACGCGAGCAGATGAAGGGTCGGATCAAAGACGTGATGCGCATGACGAATCAAAGCGAGATTCGCGGTTCGCAGATCGTTTTCAAACTGACGCCGGGCCAGCGGATCCGGAAGATCGACGAGAAACTGCTGCCGGACGTTTACAAAAAGGAGCGACAGGTGACGGTTAAATATATCGACGAGGAGCTGCTCCAGGTCGATATAGACCGCGCGATCGAGGCGAAGGGCGACCTTCCCGCCGGCGTGACGTTCGAGCAGGTTTACGCGCTCCGGACGGGGGTCGCGAAATGAGTACCGAAGTAATGGGGCCGGATGAAACCGTCGAGACGACCGGACGAGCGTTAGCCGTTCTTGCCGTGACTACGATCGGAACGAAGCACCGAAGCATCGGTCGCGAGTTTCTGCAGAAGGTCCAGGCGATCCTAGACCGAGAGCCGAAGATCAATTCCTACGGGATCAACGAGACGAGTTACTCGACCGAAGAAACCATCACGCTGGAGTTACCCGGCGCGACTCTTCGGATTTCGGTTAACCAGTCGAAGGCGGCGTTTTGAGTACGCACGGGAAGATCGTCGACTGCCCTTTCTGTTTCGGGACCGGAAACGGTATCGCCGGCAAGGGCAAATGCCGATCGTGCGACGGGAATGGAAAGGTCGAGTACACCGAATCGCACGGCGTAATGCGTGCCCGACCTGGGACCATTCTCCCAGTTTCGGTTAGGGGAAAGTCAGGGCATCGCCTCTGCCTTTTCGGGGAGAGCACCGATGCTGTGGCTAAAGTCTGAAAATATCACTCTCGGCGGCGATGGGCTGGTCGTTCGGTGGAAGCATCCGGCGTCGACCGTCGAAATATCGGCGTCGCGTAACGGCGTGATGGTGCAGGGATGTTCGCCGGCGATGGGG